TCAAAGACGCGGGGTTCCGGGTGGAGGTTCACGCCGAGGCGGTGCTGCCGGCGGTACCGCAGCTGCAACCACCACCACAAGAGAAGGAACCTTCCACCCTTGATGCCAACCTCACGGCTCCTGAAATTTCCCCGAATTCACGCGATGAAGACTCCGACGATGATGGCAACGACGACTCCGAACCCGTGGCAAATCCACTGCGTTGCACCACATGGGAAGCAGATGGTCAAATACGGACCAACGACCCCGATGCGTGGCGAACTGATACTCTCACGCGAGCTTTCGGGAATACGTACAAACCTAGTCCAGCATGCCCTGACCCTGTCCACTACTGCATTATCGTCAGATCTACCACCCACACTGACAATTATTTTAAGTTGTTCGACAAGGATACGAAGAAGCAGTTACTGTTCAAGGACTGCGACAAAAATGGACACCGCAAGGACGGTGATGATCAGAAAGTTTTGCGTTCTTGGGCTGCAGTGGATAGGTACCTCATACGTAATTACGGCGAGGAGGAGGAGGCACCCATGGAATCGCCCATGGATGAGGGGGAGGTGCAACCGACTGATTCCGGAAATGAAGACATGAGGCCAAACGATTTCGAGCGTGAACGGGAAGAAAACATCAAGCGACGCGAGGAGGATCCGAAAATGCAGGCTGTCAAGGCGGCGATTGCTGAACTGATGCCGGTGCGGAAACCACCGCCACCACCCAAGAAGCGAAAGACGACACCGACAGGCCCCAAGCGAAAATCCAGTCGCCAGGTGGATACACCCACGAAAAAGATCACACTGCCAGAGCCGAACGAATACACTGAGGAGGAAATGAAAGAGTTCGGACTGTACATCGAGAGACGCCACGAAACGTACGTCCTGACTGAAGATTACGAGAAGTTTCAACACCCCGAAGACCCCCGTCTGACGCACAATTGTCTCTACGTGTGCTGCGTGAAGCGCCCGCCGGGCAAAGGTAATTCAGTCGACCGGTACTGGAGGTTCTTCGTTGAAGGGAAGCTGAAGCCTTTCGTTAACTGCACCGTCACGGGTGAGGAAAAACTGGGTGAGAACCAAACGCAACTGCGCTCACTTAGCGCCGTGACAAGGTATCTGAGGAGAACCTATTTGTAATCGAACCGTGATCCGGAGAGTGTAGAACACCGCCTCACGATTTGGGAAGGGAAAGACTTGGGACTTTTTTTCAAACTAGTTTCCGTACGCAACACCAGCCATACCGTCCTTCACGCGGAGGATGTTGTAGTTGACCGCGTACACCCTATGGTGATGGTTTCCGTTGGTGGGAGCGCTGAAGGTGAGCTTCGCAGTGTCAATCCGACTAAAGTTCAACGAACCGGTCGGCTGCATCTTACTCATGGTCAGGCAAAACGGCCACGAAAACGTGCACAGGTCGTCGAGGATATTATCCGGGAGGTCGGTCGTGTGCATCTCCGCCACGACATCGTGATGGAACACGTCACTGGTTTCCTCGAAGAGTGTGTTACCGTTGATGTACAGCGAAGAGGTCCCGAACTTGAACCCGTTGTTTGCGTCGTTCCACACGGCACCGTTCGCGTTCCCTGAGACGACGTGGAGAGATTTGACCGGATGGTTGAAATAGGTGATGTCGACAGTCTTATCGGTCTTATCGAAACGCTGGTTTTGTACCTGGGTGATGAGGAGCTCGTGCTCGCGATCGGTGAAGAACTTTCTTTCGTCGGTATCCAGAAAAATGAAATTACCGTACACCTTAGGGGTAGTGGAGGGCGTGAAACCGCCGCGGCACTTAATACGGATCTCCACCTCGTGGTAGGACATCGCCAAGAGCGGAAGCGCCTTGGTCCAATCCTCGCTGAAGAAGAACGGAAGCATGTAGTAGTTACCGCCGTGGTTTTCCTTCTTGTGGTTCAAGGTAACAGCGAAAGAGGCCTTGGCGGCGGAATCTCGCATCAGGGGGTTGTGCACGCCCTGCACGTACATAGCGTCCATGGTCGTGACCATCTGACCACCGATCCAGAGAGAGAATTCCGTGAGGTCGGTGGCGGACCTCTTGAAGAAACCGTTGTCACCATCTTGGATGGAGGCGATGTTATCGGCTTCGATCCAGACATAGCTAAGAAGATCACCCTTCGAGCGGATGGGAATGATGACCTCGTTACCGGAATCGAACGTGCCGATGTAGTCCAATCGTTCTGGCTTCATCGAAAAATTTGTGTATCGTCGATACGACTGGCGAAAAAATGAGGCTTCCGGTGAGCCGGTGAGGTGAACGTCCTGGACCCCGACTGAGACAAGATCAATTAAAGCAGCAGACATGTTGTTATTAATATATGATATTAAAAAAATGGCGACAGATCTTGGTAAGTATGGTGGTCTTCCAAGCCCTGACCTGGGAAGCCCGGGATGCCGATGACCAGCACCTCATCAGCATCTTCGGCAAAACCGAGGACGGCAAGTCCGTGTGCGTCACGACCGCGTTCAACCCGTACTTCTTCGTGAAGCTGCCGCTGGGTACGAAGCCTACCGAGGTGGAGCTGCTGTACGATAAGCTATGCACGATGAAAAAGACAAAGGACTGCCTGACGGGATACTCACTCACCAAACAGAAGGACGTCTGGGGTTTCCAGAACAACGAAGAGTTCTTCTTCATGCACCTGACCTTCACCAATATGGGAGCGAGGCGGCGAGTCAACAGTGTATTCTCCTATACCCCTGAGTTTGAGAGGTACCGAGTCTACGAGGCGAACCTCGATCCGGTGCTTCGCCTGATGCACAGGACCGGGATCCAGTCGACCGGGTGGCTTGACACGGGTTCCGAATGTGCCCAGTCAAGATTAGCGAACGTGGACATCGACCTGTGGTGCAACGATTGGAAACAACTGAAACCGGTGGACCGAGACGATATCGCGCCGTTCGTGGTCGCCTCGTTCGATATCGAGTGTCACAGTTCGACGGGTAAATTCCCGGACGCCGGTGTACCAGGGGACGCGTGCTTTCAGATCGGCATTTCGCTGTGTACGTTCGGATCCGACGAACCCTACGAAAAGACTTGCCTGTGCTACAAGGAAACCTCCGGCGAGGACGTCACGAGTTTCAAGACCGAGCGAGAACTTCTCCTGGCGTTCAAGAACTACGTCCAGCGACACGACGTGGATATCATGACAGGGTGGAACATCTTCGGGTTCGACCTGGCGTACTTACACAAGAGAGCCGCGAGGAACAATTGCGGATGGGAGTTTTCGCAACTGGGAAAGCTGAAGAATACGCAATCCAACCTCGTGCAGAAGAAACTGAGTTCGAGCGCCCTCGGGGATAATTTTTTGCAGTTACTGCCCATGTCCGGGCGGTTCATCTTCGATCTCTTTCACGAGGTCAAGAAGGGGTATAAGCTGGATTCGTATTCCCTGAACAACGTGTCTAAGTTGTACCTTGACGATCAGAAGATCGACATGCCGGCAAAAGAGATGTTCGCGCGGTTCATCGAGGGGAACGCCGCGAAGCTCGGTGAGGTCGCCGAGTACTGCATCAAGGATACCCTCCTCCCGCACAAGCTCATGAAGAAACTGTGTACGCTGCTAAACCTCCTGGAGATGGCGAAGGCGACCTGGGTCCCCCTGACCTTCCTTGTGGAGCGCGGGCAGCAGATCAAGGTGTTTTCCCAACTGTGTAAGAAGGCGAGGGAGCTCGGGTACATGGTCCCGACGATCAAACACGGCTCGATCCCGGAGGAACCGTACGAGGGTGCGACAGTGCTCGAGGCGCAGAAAGGGGCGTACTACACGCCGATAACGGCGCTCGATTTCGAGGCGCTGTACCCTTCGATCATGATGGCGCATAACCTGTGCTATTCGACCCTGGTCCTCGACGACAAAAAGTACGGTAACATCCCGGACGTGACCTACGAGACTTTCAACATCGGCTCTCGGACGTATAAGTTCGCGCAGAACATTCCTTCACTTTTACCGAGTATCCTGTCGGAACTCAAACAGTTCAGGAAGAAGGCCAAGAGGGACATGGCCACCGCGACCGGTGGCATGAAAGAGGTGTACAACGGCAAACAGCTCGCGTATAAGGTATCGATGAACTCCATCTACGGTTTCACCGGTGCGGGGAAGGGGATTTTACCGTGTGTCCCGATCGCCTCGACGACGACGTGCCGAGGTCGAGGTATGATTGAGGAGACTAAGACCTACGTCGAAGCCAATTTCCCTGGCGCGAAGGTCCGGTACGGCGACACAGTAAGTTCATTAAATTCTGATTTTTATGCATTCCGTAATTTTTGCATTTATATATAGGATTCCGTGATGGTCGAATTCGACGTCCAGGGTCGCAAAGGGAAAGAGGCGATCGAATACAGCTGGGAACTGGGCGAGCGCGCCGCGGACGAGTGTTCCGCGCTCTTCAAAAAGCCGAACAATCTGGAACTCGAGAAGGTCTACCACCCGTACTTTCTCTATTCTAAAAAGCGGTACGCGGCGAAACTGTGGACCAAGGGAAAAGATAATCAGATGCATATGGATTATATCGACGTCAAGGGTCTACAATTGGTTCGAAGGGATAACACGCCGCACATGCGCGAGGTGTGCAAAGAACTCCTGGACGTCGTCCTCGATGCACCGGATACGGGCCCGCCGAAAGAACTCGCCCGTAAACGCGCCTCCGAGCTCCTGGCGGGTGATGTGCCTCACGAAAAGTTGATCCTGAGTCAGAGCCTTTCGGACACTTACAAAGTCAAAGGTGAATCCGTCAGCATCAAAGGGGTGGACTGTGCGTTCATCAACCAGGCCCACGTCCAAGTCATGTTGAAGATGCGAGAACGAAAACCCGGTAGCGAGCCGCAGAGCGGGGACAGGGTTCCCTATCTCCTGACGTGCACCGGCGACCATCGCGCGAAAGCGTTCGAAAAGAGTGAAGACCCGAAGTTTGTCGAGGAACACAACATACCGGTCGATTACCGTTACTACTTCGTCAACAAGTTTCTCAACCCGGTGTGCGATCTCCTCGGCCCCTTGTTTGAGAACGTGCGACAGGATATATTCGGTGACATGCTGGGCCCGCCGCCCAAACAGAGGGACCCCAAACAGAACTCCATCGACGACCTATTTAAAAGGTTCGCGCAAAAGAAAAGTACGTGAGATGGAGGTTAGAATCAGCAAAGTGGTCAGTCAAATCCTTTCCGACCACCTTCCCGCGTACGGCCTAAACGAGATCGTCGCTGAGTTCGTGGAGGAAGAGGTACAGGGAAAACTAACCCAGGTTCTCGAGAGCATTTCTAAAAAGCATCAGATCCCCCTGGATATCTTACTACACGATGTCCCAGGTTTGAGGGACGACCAGCGGTGTAGGGGGTACAAGACGACGAAGGACGGGAGTCGGGTCAGATGTTCGTTCAAGGCTTCGCAAAACGGGTACTGCAAGTTTCACGAACATCAGGGAGACAACATAGAATCAAGGCGTTTGAGCAGCGGCGGTGCAAATGGACACAACCACGGACCGGAACGGATGAACGTCGCGGGGTGTCCAGCGTGTGAACGAGGTCGAAAGGGACTTATAGATTTGAACACATTAGTTTTTAATCAATGAATAAGTCAAGCATTCTGCTATCATCCATAAACCAGTTCTACAAAGACCAGCACAACAGGAATAAACTACTGACGATACTAAACAAAAGCGGGGGAATTTCTCTGCGGAACCTCGAGTGGTTCATCACGAATTACGCAAAAAAGAATCACACATCGTTCAAGACGAAGGACGGCAAGATGTTTGCCGTCCACTGCGCGTACAAATCTTCACTGGACGGGTACTCCAAAAAGTTATTTGACCCGTTCTGTCGAGCCGAAAAGTTCACGTACCAAATCCCAGAGACGTCTGAAGAGATTCAAACGACCCTCGCCCAACTTAACTTCATCAAGTGGGTGATTAAGAACTCAATCTTTGAGTTTATTCAAGAACACCGAGCCCTGTTTAAATCATGTAATCAAAAACCTGTGACATCTTACCATCCTTCATCCGTATGAAGTTCATGGTCTTCGCGAGGATGTGAAACCGCCTTTCGTAGTACACAGGGGGACTCCCGTGCTTGCTGGTGAATAGGTTACCCTGAAGTGTGGGTTCTTTGACGACGGAAAAGTTGACATGGCCGGAAGCCGTGCTGTTATCGTTGGGATACAAGGCGAAACTGTAGGTGGAAAATCGCCTCGTGACGGGGGTGTTCCTGTGATGAAGTCGCGGCTGAATGATTCGC